AGAGCGGGTTGGCACGAGCGACATGGGCGAGCAGTGTGCCCTGCGAACCGGATGCACTCTCAAGCGCAAAAGGGATGTGGTTGGCGTCCAGACCGTTCTGGCCGATTAATACGGGGGAAACAACTTCTATACCATGACGGTGGTCGCCCATATCGTAGGTCCGGATAGAACCGTCGGTTTTCACGGTCCAGCGAGTAAGGTTCGTGCTATCAGTATTGTGACAATATCCGGACTGTACGGTAGTGTGACCGGTAGGAACAAGGGCGCTATCTAACTTCACGGATAATTCAGGGATGGAGATATTGGAACAAAATTCCATTTCTATCCCGAACGTTCTATTTTCTTCCATGGCCAACTCCTTTCAAAAGTAGTTTCGTCGTTTCCGACTCGTCAGACCGGGAAAAATACCCGATGACTACCAGGACCGCTACTATTCTTCGCAAGCCCTGTAATGCGCTGCCGAAAGTTATCAGTCGGTCGGTCGTTAACGCCCTTAAAGGTAACGGCGACCATAACAGCTCTTTCAAGCTATTGACTGTCGGTTTATTTGTGAGGCACTAACTGGCAGGAGTACAAGACCAACTTTTTATTCTCACCGTCCCCGAGTACTTGCCCTTGAAATTATCTCCGGATTGCTGTAGATCGGCTGGCTTGTAATCGCCCGGCAGGTTTTGCCTTATTTCTCCTTTACTCTACTTTTTTCTATCGTCTAACTGTCTCCAAGTATAATAAACGAAATAAATAATGTCAACAAAAAAAATCAAATAAAAGAAAAAAAACTTCGCCCTTGAAAGATTAATCCTTTTCTCAGGAAAAAAGGTAAGGCAACCCGATTTATTATCTTCTCACAACCTCCAGGACCAGCAGCACGAGCCCGTTTTCTTTTACCTGGAATAATCTATTAAACTATCGAAAATAGTAGAGTATGTACGGCAATTTTGCCACCTTAATTGTGGAAAGAAAAGATAGAAGAAAAAAATGTATGGCTATTGGAACGGGAAAAAAGTATAATCAAGTTATTTTTCTTGAAATCTAATACGGAAGGAAAAATGGAAATGCCTCCAAAACCTATACCAAAACCCAGAAACCATCCTATGCGACGTAGGCAAATCTTTTTAGAGAAACCTAGCGATACGACTCCTATAAAACGTGTAGAAGATATTACACCAACTACTCAGGGGAGGATATCAAAGTATAATGAGGCAACCTTTCCTGCGGTAGCATTCTATACGGTATTTACAGGTGGAACACATGAGGATGTAGCAAAGAAGTTGGGTGTTAATCCAGGTACGGTAACTGAATGGAAGAAAAAACATCCTGAGTTTGCTAAGGCTATAAATGCCCAGATGGACCATATCTTGGGCGATACGGTGTCTGCACTAATTAAACGGGCATTAGGTTACGTAGTAGAAGACCAAGAGACATCTTTAAAACAACACGTAAATAAGAATACGGGCGAAGTAATACAGACAAAGGACATTAAAATAATACGGAGACATGTCAATCCAGATGTAGGCGCTATTATCTGTTTATTAGCAAACCGCGATCCACAGAAGTGGAGAAGGACAGATTCGCCACTAATTGATTTACGTGACAAATCAGGTGCACGTGTTGCTTCCGAAATACCCACTGAACACCTGGAAGAGATAATACGTACGACAGAAAGTAATACTCCTACTATTACTACACCATGCTATACTAACTGGGATGCACTTGGTACGGAGGAAGAGTTTGCCTTAAAGTTACGTAACCTGATTCCGCACGATACTGACGAGCCGAGTTAATGCTACATCAGGGAATTTGTATAGTAGTTTTATGTAGGGCTATAAATCTGTATAGTAGTTTTCTACGTGGCGTGACTATAAATCTATACGGTGGAGTAAGGAATTTGCTACAGGAGAGTACGGGTGCGGTGTGACTACAAATTCGTACGGTAAAACTACAGATTTGTAACACCGTAGTGTGAAATGTTTACATTTTTACCCTATTATTGTAAAGTTTTACGGTGTGCGAGAATTACGTACGGATCGTTTACGACGGTTTTTAACGAAGGAGTACGAAACTAATGCCCCAGGTCACACCGTACAAACTCCCCGTAGAACTTCGTTATTCGCCTCGTGCTACGTTCCCTCCAGCATGCCCAACCGCTAATTTCCGTAGAAAAATAGGGTGTAGCGCCCTTCCCTACGGTGGGATTCTCCCCTATTTTTCTACGGTGGAGTCGTTGATTTGCTACAGGAGAGTACGCTACGGTACCCTTTCTTACGGGAAGATTGGATACCGTAATCGGCCCGCCTCCTCTTCTACCCATCCCAACTCCACTCCCGTGCCCTTTGGGCATACTGGGCATACTGGGCATACTGGGCATACTGGGCACCTCCCCCCGTTGAAACTGGGCCGTGCCCCCGGGGGAGTATCCCCCCCGAGAAAAATGTGCAAATTTCGTAAACATTTACGAAATTAATTAACACCGTACCCAAACCGTTTACGAAATTGATTTATACCGTATCAAACATATTCACGTAAATAGTTCACACCGTATCTAAACCATTTACATAACTGATTTATACCATAGAAATAAAGGTAATTTACACCGTATTCAATTATATCGTATAGAAGGGATATTATGAAATTAGCTGGCTCCAATCCATGGATCAAAGGGGATAATAAGGACTTCTTAGAGGCTGTACGTCATTATGTAGGGCCTCAGGAAGCAGCACAGGAGATTTTACAGAGGCGGAGAGCCCAGGATGACCTATTTGATTTTACATTATACACCAAACAGAACTTTGAGGCTGCAGTACATCATAAGTTGGTGTGTCAGATTTTACAGTGGGCAGTTACTGGGTATGAGTTACCTGGTTGGGGGAAGATTGATAGGATAGCTATTACTGCTCCCCCTAGGCATACCAAGTCTGAGTTGACAAGTATACGGTTACCTGCCTGGTGTGTTGGTAAGAATCCACATTGGCATATTATTGCTACTTCGTATTCTGATAGTCTTGCTACCGGGTTTGGTAGACAGGTACGGAATTTGGTTGGATCACCACGGTATCAGAATGTATTTCCTGGTACTCAATTGGCACAGGACAGTAAGGCAGCAGATAGGTGGAATACGACGGATGGCGGTAGTTATATTAGTTCTGGGTTTGGTGGTTCCATCACCGGGTTTGGTATGCACCTTGGCATTATTGATGATTATGTCAAAGGCAGGGCAGATGCCAAACGTGCGGGATGGTGGAATTTTGTCACGGAATGGTATAAGAATGATTTCTACACTCGTTTGATGCCTGGCGGTGTGATAATTATTATTGCGACACGGTGGGATAAGAACGATCTTATTGGCTGGCTCACACCTAAAAAGATGATCAGGTTTATGGAGGATTTAGATACTTCTCAGGAAGATAGATGGTTAGTTATCAATCTTCCTGCTTTAGCGACGGAGAATGATTTACTTGGCAGGAAGCCAGGGGAGGCGTTATGGCCTTCCTGGTATCCAGAATCTAAATTGAAGCGGATCAAAGGTGTCCTACGGGAATCTTTTAATGCTATCTACCAGGGGGAACCCACTTCTGAAGGTGGGAATATCTACAAATCAGATTGGTGGGAATGGTACGATGAACTTCCTACTAATGTTATCCGTAATGTCGATTCTTGGGACACCGGTTTTAAGGAGAATGAAACTTCTGCCTACAGTGCTAACGTGACTTTTGCTGAATGTACTGACGGATATTATATTACGGACTGGTTCAGGAAAAAGATGATCTATCCTACATTGAAGGCCACTCTAATCAATCGTTGGGAAATGAAGAGGACCAATCCTGTATTAATAGAGGACAAGGCTTCTGGGACATCTCTATGCCAGGAATTACAAAGGGGAAATATTATCCCGGTCATCCCCATCCCTTGTAATACGGTCAGTAAAGCGGAAAGAGCAAATGCGGCAAGTCCTATGGTTGAGTCTGGACGGGTAAAGCTACCCAGATTTCAAAGGTGGGCTAATGAGTTTGTAGAAATGATGGCAGACTACCCCTCTTCTCTGGAAAAGGATACTATGGATGCTTTTTCCCAAGGCATAATTTGGTTGAATGCAAATGCGTATGCTCCGCCTGATTATGAAACGGTAGTAGCTCGCCGGTTTGGATTAAGCAGCAGAGGATTTTTATAATATGGACCCAGTCGTAGAAGGCGTTCTAATCTTTTTTGGCTTCACCTCTATCATTATAGTACTAGTTGAGGCGATAATAAAATGGGGGTAGTAGAAATCTATATGTAGAAAATTATTGACATTTACTGTCTATTCTGCTATGCCTACTATAACAGAAAAGGAGAATGTAATTATGGGACCAAGAAAACCGAAACCCCCGAAGAAACCGTGCTGAGAGACTGATGGAATTTAACTTTTTCTCTAAGTTAGGTGAGTTCATCCGTCCTAAACCGACGAAGCAGGAAACTCCGGCGAGGCCGGATATGCGGGCTATTGCACCGCTTGATCTTAGAGATCGGTGGTCAGGGTATCCTACAGCCGGACTTTCCCCATCTTCTTTATCAGCTCTTATCCGTAACAGTGATACTGGTAATATGCGGAATATCAGCGAGCTGTTTGAAGAGATGGAGGAAAAAGATTCTCACCTCTGCTCTGTTTTGCAGACTAGGAAATTGGCAATATTTGGGTTAGACCGTTCCATCATGCCATATTCCACCGATGATAGTCCAGAAGGGAAAGAATCTCAAGAACTGTCTGAATTTATTATCCACGCTATCGATAGAATCACTAATTTTGATCAATCCATATTCAATATAATGGATGCAGTCGGTAAAGGGTTTTCCATTTCAGAGATAAACTGGGTAGTGGAAAACGGTAAAACATTAGTTGATAGTATTGATTGGATCCATCCTAAGAAAATCACCTTCTCTGACTCGTTCGAGCCACAACTCATTACTGATAAAGAATCCTGGAAGGGCGAACCATTCCCGCCCTGGAAAACAATTTACTTCGTCTATAAGTCCAGATCAGGTTGGGACACCAGAGCTGGTTTGCTTCGGGTCGTCGCCCTCCTTTTTCTCGTGAAGAATTACGGGCTAAAAGACTGGACGGTGTTCAATGAGATTTTTGGCATGCCTCTTCGAGTTGGCAAGTATGATCCTTCTGCCAGCGCCACTGATAAGGATGCCCTTTATTTAGCCATAAAATCATTAGGGGCAGATGCTGCCGGTATTATTTCTAAGAACACTGAAATCGAGTTTGTTCAAGCGGTGAAGAGTTCTAGTGGAGATAATCCCTTTCTATCATTATTACAGTACTGCAACAACGAAATGAGCAAAGCAGTCCTTGGGCAAACATTATCTACTGATACTGCCGGAGCCACGGGGACGTATAGTGCTGGTAGGGTCCATGCTACGGTGAGGCAAGATTTATTAGAGGCAGATGGTTTAGCGGTGGGTGATGTTTTTACTAAACAATTAATTTACCCTTTGATAGGGTTTAATTTTGGGTGGGAAAAAGCGAAAAGAATTTGCCCCTATATTAGATTTCTAACCAGGAAAGATTCTGACAAGCTGGTCTTGTCTCAGGTGTACAGGAATATTATTGATGCTGGTGCCCCGATTAGCCTTGATCATATCAATGAGGTTTTCAATCTCCCTGAGATAGGGAAGAAAGAGAAATATGTCGGAGGGGAGAAGTTAGTTGACCCCATGAAAGAGGTCGCTCAGACTGTTCAGAATCCGCTCACAGGGCTGCCAGAGCCTCGGCCCCGGCTAACTGCTGTGGTGGGAGGAAACAAGCCACCAGCGCCCGTAGAACAAACCCCAGGAGGGGCTGCTGTTCCTGCTAAGAGTGAAAATATATCAGAAGAGGTAGTTGCTGCTCAATTCATAGCCAGGAACCCGGCTAAGTGGGAAAAGCCGGTCATCCTGCAGCAGGCCAAGCTTGATAGGATTGCTTCTGACGCTATCGATCAGGCCTCTGCCATTACTCGCTTGGCCCTGAAGCCGGTGGAGGACAAGATAAAGAAGTGCAAGACCATGGATGAGGTCAAGCAAGCCCTGACCGAATATTATGGTGAGATTGACGTCAGGGAAATGTCTGGGTTATTGTATGGGGCCATGATGCTCAGCTATTTTGAGGGATATCAGTGAAAACCAACACCTCCTATAAGATAGAATCGTTCGAGGCTGAGCAAAGTCATTTCGATAATGATTTTATCAAGCATGCCAGTAACCTATTTATGCTGAAGGGTGGCATGACTAGGGAAGAATTCAATGTTCTTGACGAAGCTATGCGGGTGAGGGCATTCACAGTAGCTTACGTTGAATCTGTTGACAGCGTTTTGGCAATACAAAATATTTTGAATAGAGCGATACTGGAAGGAACTACTCTCAGTCAATTCAGAACAGATGTGGCTGGATATATCAATTCTAATCCGTGGCATGTAGAGACCGTGTTTCGGACAAATGTCCAGACAGCTTATGGAGCAGCAAGGTGGGAACGTGCTCAAAGGTTGAGAAGTCTTCGACCCTACGCCAGATATTCGGCAATCATGGACGGTAGGACAAGGCCAACTCATGCTGCTTTACACGGCCTGGTCTATCCTATTGACCACCCATTCTGGCAGAAGTATTGGCCTCCGTGGGATTACAATTGTTTTGTAAAAGAAACAATAATATCAACACCTTATGGGAATAAACCGATAGGTGAAATAAAAAAAGGTGATTTAGTTTTCGGTGGTAGTGGTATACCGCAACTGGTAACCGCCGTACATCAGAATTTTATTGATGGTGAACTCACCGTAATCAGGTGTTCTGGTTCCGGTTCGGTGGCCGTAACCCCAAACCATAGGATACTGACGAAGCAAGGATGGAAGCAAGCCGGGAGCCTCACAAGCGGCGATATGATCATCAAACCCAATAAAGGGTTTTTTGGCATTGATTCGGCAATTAGAAATATAGATCATGTGGATGCCTTGTTGTCTGATGAACTTATCTCTTTCAAGGCTTGGAAAAGTAAAATTTCTAACTCTAAAGCACTCAATTCCGATTTGTTTTTCAGGGAGATAGATATCAATCCAGAATTTTCCGACACGATGGTTAAAAATAACCTCATATCCAAGAGATTGGAGGTGCTTCATGACTTTTGTTTCTCTGATAGTGGGGGTAGCCTTGGCGTTGGGATGCTTTTCGGGATAGCTCCTGTGGAAGGCTTTTCTGAACTCGGATTTCCATTGGCAAAATTCTTTGGATTGTTTTCTTCCAGTGAGTTTTTCGGATCTCAAAGCGATACCAGGATGAGTCTCTTTGGTTTCCCCGTTAGCCCAGTGAATTCCTTTAGCAGCAAGTTTATTCATAGATTCAGTCATTTTCTTAGAAGTGGCCATACGCCTTTCAGGATTGTTGACCCATTGAGTCTTAATAGCTTCGGATCGTTGCCTGACTCGGATATTATATTTAGTGAATATTTTGACCAATCTCCTACAGGTAATACCAAACAGTTTGGCAATCCTGCGTATAGGGATCAACTGTTTGATATAGAGGTCTTCAAGGACGGTACCGGCCGGAGCTTTGCCGAAAGCCTCGATCTTGGCGATAATTTCTTCCGTTGGTATGCACTTCATAGAGACTCCTTTAATGAGGTCTTAATTGTCGATGTTAACAATATAAACTATAAAGGGCCAGTTGTAAACCTTTCAGTTGAAAATGATGAATCCTATTTAGTTGACGGACTTGGAATTGCTCATAACTGTAGGTGCCACGCTGTCACATTTACCCAGATGGAACTTGAGGCTGAGAATTTAACGCCTTCAGTAGCGATGCCGAATGTCCCATTACCAAGAGATTTTAGGTCTCCTGCTGCTGGTGGAATCACGATCAATCCGGCGGAGTTAGTATTCAAGAGAACATCAAAGATGCAAGCTGATGGGTCTATAGCGGTTCATAATAAGGTGAACAACGAAATTCAGAAGATAAAAGATCAATATGATCATAAACCAAAAGAGATAACATGGTAACTGCGGAGGTAACCATGCCATCACCGAAACCGATCAAAAAAGAAGAAAATAAGATAATTGCCATGGCGGAGACAGACTTTCAGGATACTCCTACATTAGTAGAGGCCGCTGACCTATCTGCTAAGAATTTAGCAGATGCAATGGGGTTAGTAGTCGCAGAACCGGCTAAGAAAAGGTTCAAACTGACTAAGGTGTTTGCCTCCTGGGTTGTCAACTTGGACGTTTACCCGGGTGAGGATCACGACAGCCTCATCGCCAGGGCCATGCAGGAAGTTGCTACCAAGCGGCTTGTCTCCCTGCCGCCAGAGCCAGACCATAT